AACATGAACGCTCACTTGCTTACCGTCTGTGAGGTCTTTCCAAAGTTTTGACTTCAGAACCTTCTTCACATAAGCCTGAACTTCCTTCGCTGTCGAAAACTCTTTGATATCATCTTTACACTTGTTCTGAAAAGCCCACTCGGCCTTGTATGTCTTACCCCGTGCGCTGTCACGACTCGAAGTCCGACCTGTGCGCAGTATCTTACGCTTCTTCTCAAGATACTTGACGTAACACATAATCATGTCATTGCCCCAACCCTTTGCTTTGAGGCCATCAACGATGGGTTTACTCTTTGAACTGTATATCAACATAATGATTCGCTTTCTTCTGTCTACTCTTATATACTAGCAGGCTGGAAAGTGTTTGTCAAGTCTTATTTTTACCTTTCTTAGAAAATTTATCTATGTGAACACTTCTCAACTGTAAGAGAGCACCTTGAATACGGCTAGGGTACTTTCCCATGAACGTACCAGCTTCTAGATCACCCTTTGTCAAAAACTCTTTGTGATAATGATCTATAGTGTCCCATCGCTTGAGTATGTCTTGTGAAAGACGGTCGAACATCCGATCAGATAATATAGGATCGTCTTCTTCATAATACGCATACGCAGATAGCAAATACCACGGTATCATCATATTCGGGTTTTCGTCTATTATCTCTAAACAAGTCAAGTCTACAGATTGATCTTTAGGAGAAGACGTTAGTTCCCCTGGTTTATCTAAGAATGGCATCAATGTTGTCATCCGGAACCTCGTTGTTATTTCGGGTCTTATATTTAGTATCATAAATGTTTCAGTATGAGTATATTATCATAAAAATTAGATAATGTCAAGGGCGTAGGACCTTTTTATTATAAATAATCTTGTGGGTGCGTGTAGTGCGTGAAACAACGTAAGAGGCAAGAGTGGGATTTATTCACACCAGGAAGAGTCGGGGGCGACCGAGAGGTTCAGTGGGGTTCTGCCCGACCGCGTATCAGAATCAGTAAAAGGCGCTTCATTGAGGCGCCTTTTTTCTTTACTTGAAGTCAGTGAACTGTGGCTTCTTCTTCCTAAATGCTGTGATGTTTTCAGCATCTATTCTCTCACCCACATCACCAGTGTCCATAACAGGTCTATCATCCACAAGGTCTTGAGCCTCTTGCTCTACATCAAATAACCTCATCTTAGATCGATCTATACCTACAACGAATCGCTTATTCTTACCGATGTCGTTCCAACGATTCTTGAGTTGCTTGATCATAATCTGATTCAACGCTTCAAGTTCTTCTGAGGAGATAAGAGCAAACATAAAGTCAGCGGTCGCTGGTAGACCAAAAGACTCAGACGTATCCTCTAAACCCACGTCAGAGTTCGAGTAACCAGAGCGAGTTGTCTGTGTGGCGCTTACAACAGGCACGTTGAACTCTACCGCAAGACCACGTAACTCTTCAGCAATCGCCTTGATGTATGTATAGCTATTCACGTTCTGGGCGTTCTTGAGCCTTGAAGACATACAGATATTGAGATAGTCAATAAAGATGATGTCTGGTTTGAAGTTTCTCTTGAGTTTCAATTCGTTGAGGAGATGCCTAAAGTGTGCTGAACCCGCACTTGCTGTTGGATACTCTTTCACAATAAGTTTTCCCGTGGTCTTAGCCTTGACACGATCAATACGTTTCTTATACACATCACGAGGTATATCACCTAAATCATCTAGCGAGACATCAAGTAGGTTCGCATCAATACGTTCAGCAATGCGCTCCTCAGCCATCTCCATAGTGATATACAGAATGTTATTACCATTCATCATAGCAGCCGCTGCTTGGTGGCACATAAACAATGACTTACCCACACCTGTGCCAGCAAGTGCTATAATCAATGCTTTCTTTGATACACCACCTTTGGTTATCTCGTTGAAGAGTTCAAGATCAAACTCAACCTTCTCCTCTTTACGATGATAGAAGTCATACCTGTCTTCATAGTCGTCTAGAAAGTCGTGACCAATATTACTATCGAATGATACGCCAAGTGCTTTTGACAAGAGGTCAGGAATAGAACCCTTGTCGAGTTTCTTGTGATCACCGTCTAGAACTAGAATAGATTCTCGAACAGCATTGTATATAGCTTTATCTTGACAAAACTTCTCAGTCGTATCCACAAGCCAGTCTAAGTCTGAATCATCAGACTTGAGATTATCAATAACATTACAGACGTTCTTGAACCGATCTTCGTTCAGGTTAGTAGATTCGCTTACAGTAATACGCAGGGCTTCTTTTGACGGAAGCCCATTGTATTGATCGACATAAGACTGTATCGTTTCATAGACATATCTCTCATCTAGATTTACGAAATACTCACTCTTGAGAAAAGGCAAGACTTTTCTAGCGAATGGTTCGTTAGATTGAAGATTCGCTAGAATAGTTTGATCAATCATTATTACACCTCAGTTGTAGATTCTTCGTCCATTGTATCACTATTCTCATCTGATGTCAATAGCGCTTGCCCGCCTACCGTGTAACGATTACGAATATCTTCTGCTAACTTAGTCTTGCTGAACATCATCTTCCAGAAGTCAGAGTTAGAGTTGATATCTTTAGCCCTCATCAGTTTATCAGATATGACTTCACCTGTCTCAGGATCAATCGCTTCATACCACCCAACCTTAGGCTTATGAATATACCCTAGCTTCTCACCAACGTCAAGAAGACCCGACCACTTGCTGATACCACCCTCGAAGGTTACCGTAATAGGTATCTTGGATTTCTCACGAACATGGCGAGACTTTTCAATGTTGATAACAAAATGATAACCCTCTATCTCAGTACCGACCTTCTCTTGCTGACGACCAATGATCCAGATAGCATCTGCGCTATAATAGGCACCAGTGCCTCCAGACACAATATCTTTTGGGAACAAACCAATTTCTTTATATGTGTGGTTCACCGCAACAAGAGGTATGTCTTTGAGATTCAAGTGAGGTGTTATCATACGAAACAGTGACTTCATCTGCTTCGCTCTAGACATATCAGCAACAGACTTACCGTCCATAGCATCATCTACCTCTTTCTTTGACGCAAGGTTACCTATCGAATCAATAACAATACAGATATTATCCTTCTTGTCTAGACCATCTAGCTGTCCCATGATATCAAACTTCAACTCTTCAACATTCGTAATAGGTGTGTGAACAACACGATCCATATCAATACCAAACGATTCGAAATAAGATTGTGGTGTGCCGAACTCACTATCGTAGAATAGTATCACAGCATCGTCATATTTCTTCTGATAAGCTGCGGCCATCATGAGAGCAAATGCTGACTTGAAGTGTTTGGATGGTCCAGCTAACATCAATAGTCCTGGTGATAGACCACCATCTACACGACCAGAGAGGGCCACGTTGACCATAGGTACTGGTGTAGTAGCCATATCCTTCTTACCAAACACTTTACTATCCATAATAGTAGAGGTCATCTTAGAACTACTGTTCTTGATTAGTTTTTCAATCAGTGACAATATTATACTCCTGTTTTATGTTTTTACTACTAATACTATTATATCACTTACCCTCTATAATGTCGAGTAACTAATACCATTATATCACTTACCCTCTAGAATGTCAAGCAATTTTTTCTCAAACTTCTCGACAGACTCCTTTCGATTAGGCCATAGTATCGTGTCCTTGTCTGGGTTAGATTTTAGATTTGTTAGAAGAGGTATGATAGCGTCATACATATTCTTGAGCCTGCGGTCACTCTCTTCTCTTGCTATAATCTGTGTAGCCGCTGTGGGTATGTCTGCTTCGTCTATCGCTGCGAAGCCAAAGTCGTTGAACTCTGTCATTGAAAAAATCCTTCTAAGGTTGAAATCTCTTCAAGGTTCCAGTCGATAGCATCAGCGACCAACTTGAGTGGGTCTTTGAATGTCTTGTCGAACTGTAACTCATAATCTATATATTGATCTAGCTGTAACTCTTTTGGTAACCAAGCAGGAAACGATATCACATTCTCATAGATATGGTTTGGCTTCTTGAGATAACAGAACTTCACCTTCGCACCATTCTGAAGCAAGTCGTTCTCACGGTCAAGGCCTAGCTTTGTTATGTGATGGTTATAGAGGAGTGCGCCTCTTACATGGATAGGTGTACCCTTCTTGTAAATAGAAGTTTTGTCTGACCACTTGACCATCTCGCTCACGCCACGTGGAAATGAGACCTCTTCAGCGGGTAAAGACTTGAACTCGTTGTAGAAATCGGCAACAAACTTCTGAAGTTCACTCTCATCACCCTCTAACATAATCTTATAAGCCATCTTGAATTTATCTCGAACAATACGAGGTGTGGATGACTTCACAGCTTCGATACCCATAATCTTTAGCTTTGGTTCGGCATACTGTACACCCTCATTATTGTGGACATTTAGTATGTATCGCTTCTTCGCACACCATATGCCCTTGTCAGCAATAGCTTCCCGGGCCATCTCCATACGATTCACATAAGCGTTCATGTGTGTAAACATATCAGCATATGAGCGAGTAAGCATAGGCTCAAACTTCTCTTGGCAAGCCTTGTCTAAGAATGAGACTGGATCAGATGGCTTGACCGCACTCACAAGACTACTCATATTTACATATAGCGAATCAGTATCAATCGCTATCACATAGTCAGAACTTGTTTTCAGAATGTTTCGCATAGTCTTGTTGACGGCTTTCTCAGCCCAACGAATCGCAAGTTGACCTGAGAGTGTGATACCCTCGGCTATGCGTAAGTCATAGTAGCGAAAGTAAGAATTACCTAAAGCGCCATAGAGTGAGTTGAGTAAAATCTTGATAGCCATTTGACGATTACTTAGCTGTGTGATCTGTGTCGCTAACTGGGCTGTCTTGTTTTTTTGATACTCACTATCAACATTCAGCATC